ATAACTGTGCGATTCTTGTCAGTCCAACGAACGACTTCTAGGAGTTCGTTTGAATCGGTTCTACCGAATGCTGTTGTCTGTAGAATCTTGTCTGCTAGTTCTGGAAACTTAGCTGCTAAATCTCCAGCTTTGCGGTAATACGAACGACAATAAACAGATACTTCTCCGAACCTGTCCATGTCGTAATACGCACCCATAGAGTTTTCAACATGGATGTGCGGTCTATTTTCCTTGAAGTTAGGCTCAACTCGGAATACACAGAATCCGTATGTTCCTAACTGGTCTGCGCCACGCAGTAGCTCTGTTCCAAGACGAGATGCAGCAACATAATAATTTGCAACTTTAGTTCTTTTATCAGCCTTGGTTCGCTGTGAATCATCAAGGGATGAATCTCCAGCAGCTGTTATGGTAGGTAATACACCCGCCTGTTCAGAAACATCACGAGCAACCACGTCAATTAGGTTGGCGATAATAGGTTTAGACCAAGTTCCTTCTGGAAACAAGCCACGAAATACTTGGTCGGCATTACCTGACCGAACCAAAGCAACTTCGCGCATGCGCTTATCGCGCTCAGCATTACGAGCCTTTAACTGCTCATATGCATTTACAAGTTCTTTCATTATCACAATCTCGCTATTCGCTGTGCAGCAGCTAAATCGTCTAGATTTACAATGTATCTATCTTCGATTTGCTTCTGGGGAGTAAATTCATTCTTTAAAAAGTTTGGTATACCAGCTGAAGTTAATAGAACGTCACGAGCTACAATCTCACAGAACCAGAGCGCCATCACAGCGTCCATCTTGAGTTTCTTACCCTGAACTCCTGGTTGCCAAACAACCAACTGTTCTATTAGTTTCTTAATATGTTCATTACGTGAAGAGTCTGGCAGTTCGATTATATTATCGCCAGCATGCTTTAAGTTATTATTGTTTCCGTCACGCTTGGTTACGGTTCCAAACAATGGAGCCAGAGAAGCTACACCAAACTCTGGGTCTTGCTTATTGTTACCTGTGTAGTGGGGGCGGTAGTTAATACCGCGAGTAGACAAAAAGTTTCTAATCTCTTCGTCTTGTGTCAAGAAAAGCTGAAACGCATTGGATTCAACGATGACGGTATGAGGCTTGTAAGCATCAGTCCATTCTCGAATCAGATTGCGAATCGCTGCAGGTGTGGGGCTGCTCATGACGTGAACGTCCATGACATAGCGCTTGTGTGTTCTGCGGTCGACTGCGTAAGCAACTGCTGCCGTGTCACCAGACATGGCTGGGTCTATACCAATAACGCGGTAAAAGTTACCAGGGTTATCAGGATGACCAGCAGCGCCTGCAACTAACGCACCCGACTTTCTCATTCCATTAACTGCGCCTCTGACGCACATCGGGTCGAAGATTGCATTTTCTGCGATATCGAGGTTTTGGTAAACCAAAGACCATTTGGATGGTCCAGCCTCATTGCGGACCGCAGTTAGACGCGGTCCAGTCCATCTATCAAAGTATCCATTCTCATCTGGGGTATCATCCTCAGTAAGCGGTTGCTCTGACTTGCCCCAAAGAGTTTTCCAATCCTTTGGGTTGTCTGCGTATTCTAATACGGCAGGCATGGACAAATATGACCACGGAACAATTCCGTCCGTGTAATGTTGCGGGTTGCGAAGTTCTTTATATAAATCTACTGCAGATACTCGTGTGCCAACAACTAGCAGTTGACCACCGCCAGGTGGTAGACGAGAGGCAACTTCCTGCCTAATCCACTCTTGCTGCTTAGCCCACTCTCCAGCGTTAGAGAGAGTGACCACGTCGTCGAGGACGATTAAGTCGGCACGTGCTCCATAGACTTGACCGCCCATACCGATAGCTTCGACGGTAGGGTCTTTAGCATCTGATTCGCGGACATCTGCACCCAGATAAATTTTATTAGCCGACCACATGTCGGCGGTAGCTTTGTAACCGTCGGTAGGACCAAAAGCTGCTTGTAGGTCTGCATACCGAGGATGAGTCAGACGTTGCTTGATAGCGTAGAGAAACTTCTTTGCCTGCTCTTGGGTTTTGGAGATAACGATTACGTTGATATTAGGATTCTTAACTACGCGATAGGTAACGTAGTTAATCGTAATGGTCATGGTCTTGGCATGGTTTGGTGGAACGTTTACCAAGAGGCGGGACAAGCCCGCCGACCCTTTTTCGTATGTCATCGCTGAATGTAACCAACGAGGTTCTTTACCTTCCAGCATGTCAACAACGTTGAGCATGTGGTCCCAGACTTTGGCTCCCAGGTATTTCTCAGAGAACTCTGCAAAGTCAGATAGACCTGACCGAGCTTCGTCGGCGAGGTCAGATGTTCTTAACCGAGCGTTATCAATATAGGCAGCGAAGCCTTCAGCTTCGCGCCGTTGTGTGTCATACCAAGAGCGAGAGCGACCAATAACCTTTAGCGCATCTGCAATAGTCCGCCCTTGGCGGACCAGGTTGATTAATTCTTTTCTGGCTTCTTCGGGGTTGAGGTTTCTTTCCAAATCTTCTCTCCAGTAGCTGTAGGGGTCTACAGGGGTATAGACAGAAGTATCCCCACCATATTTTTTAACCAAGTTAAAGCGGTCGTTAAGACCGCGTTTACGGCTTCGTGGAACTCAGCCGTTACACTTATATAGGGGTCTAGAGCGTCGGCGTGTTTCAAGAGCAAAATGAAACTTTTTTTCTTGGTTATATAAAAGTCCTGGTCAGAGCCTACTTCTGGTGAAAATATTTTAGCTGATAGTGGGGGGCGGGCGGGGGGTGGGGTTAAAAAACCCTGGGGTCTGTAAGGGCGCGGGCATAAAAAAAGGGGCAGAGGATGCCCCCTGCCCCATGTAAATCATTCACCCGCAGGGGAGAAGCCCCTCCCCCACCGTGTTGTGGAGGAGGAGCGTCCCCTGACTATCTATAGAGAGCCTTCATCACTCTCGCAGTCGCATACTGCCCCGCATGTATCGCAGACCCATGCGCCTGTGAACCAGCCTGTGTATCCACTCATGCGCTCACCCGCTTCAATACCACGCGAAGCGAGTCAAGCACTATCGAAATCTCGCGGACACCGCGGTTCTCTTCGATGTCGAACACTATGCCCACGTGCTTGCCTACAGGGACGATGTCCCCTAACTGTGCGTCGCGCACAGGTGTAAGTTCAAAGTCTGGAACGAAATCAATGCTTGGAACGCCATACTGCCCGCGAACCAATTGAACCTCTTCGCGTAGGTTTACGAGTAGGTCATCGTGTGTCCATGCTGTGCCGTTCATTGTGTTGCCTTTCGTTAGATGTGCCGAGCCGAATGCTCAGCAACAGGAACTATTCTCTCATGAACCGACCCCGATTGTCAAATTCAGCCGTCTGACTGAGCGTAAATACGGCGTGTCGTAGCGTCATACGAATGACACACATGACCCGACACACACCCCACGACATGACATGCGGGCTACATACGAATCACGCGCTACGTGTATGTGTAATACACAGGCGACACGCATGGGCTATACGCAGCTCGTATGCACATCTCAAGATAGCAGAACGTAGTTCTGCTTATATAGGGGGAGCCAGTCGGAAATCCTGACGGCAGAAAGGAAACACCATGAGAAAAGTAGCAACCGAAACACTAAGCGGTGTCGTGAAGAACGGCACTATCCACATCTCCAAAGCGGACAACAAGCGAGTCTTCGCGAAGGTTCGCATCACTACCAACACTGCCAAATCTTCGAAGAAGATTGAGGCAATCTTATCAGCAATGGGTCAATACCCAAACTTTGACAAGGTTCTCGCAGCCGTGCTCAAGGTGGAACCAAACGCATACCTAACCCTGAAAGGCGGTGCTAACTAATGAGCAACGACTTAGCATTCTCAATCATACTCATTTGCCTATTGGCAATGTCATTCTTTATCGGAGCCCTCATGGGCATGATGCGACGCGACACAGAGTGGCGCACACATCTCAAGATAGCAGACCAAAGGTCTGCTGATTTAGACAACCATTGGGAAACGGCAATCCGTTGACCGAACAAACCAACCCGACGGAGGCAGTCATCACCTGCGGTGATTGCCTCCGCCCTGACTGCAAAGGATGTGAATACTGATGAACTACAAAGTAGCGATTAACTGGCAAGAAGATGAGAACTCACCCACTGGCACGATGTATTGGGTGGAGATTATGAAACTCGATGACTGGAATACAGTCATTGTTGAAACCAAATACCACACACTCAGCGTCGCATGGGGTGATGCCCTCGCGGAGCTGCAGGCGAAAGGGGAAATCTAATGGCAACCATGCCTGAACTAATCGAACAGTTATACGAAGATAACTATTCGCACTTCGACTTCATTGACAACATGAACGGCGGAGATTGCGATTGTGTTATTCATCTAGTGATGAACACACTTCAATACCACAACAACAAGGAGGCAAACGCATGAGAGTAGCAACAGCAATTTCATTGCTGCAAGAACTACCAATTGATGCAGAAATCTGCGCTCAATGGTATGACATAGACGACATGAACGTGATGGGTGTAGCGGGCGAAGAGAAACTAACCGATGAAGAGTGGCGATTAGCCGTCGCTATCTTCAATAAGTTCGAGTTCCCCGACATGTATGACTTGGTCTGCGAAGCAGTCCATGAAGCCAAGCAACGACTAGCAAAGGAGCAAAACTAATGGGTCAATACCATGTCCTTGTCAATTATGACAAGAAAGAAATCGTCGAGCCTTATGGATTAGGGCTGGGCGCAAAGCAAGTGGAACAACTAGGTGCATTCGAAGGAACCATTGCTGATGCAATGTATCTATTGGTGATGACTAGCCCTAACGCTGGAGGTGGCGACCTGCCATTGACTAGCGTGTCTGGGCGATGGGCTGGCGACCGAGTCATGATTGTCGGTGATTACACCGAAGATAGCAACGTCCCATCTATACCAAATGCAAGCCAGTTATACGGCGCACAATACACAGACATCACCGATGAGGTAGCAGTCGCACTCAAGGTGGCATTCAGACGCAACGTTCGGGAGTCAGGTTGGCATCCCGATTATGTAGACAAGGAGGAAACACATGCCTAAGTATCTCGTATGGCAGAAGCGCGAGTTCATGTTCTACCAAGAGGTAGAAGCAGACTCGAAAGATAAAGCAGTAGACATCGCCTTTGAACAAGGCGAATGGGAGCAAGACCAGAACCATGCTGAATACAACTACGAAGTAGAGGAGGTTCCAACAAATGGGTAGTTACACAGTAACTGCAGTTCGCACCACAACCTATGAGGTTGAGGTCAATGCAGATTCCCCAGCATCAGCCATCGAGAAACTCGATGACTGGATTTCAGATGACTTCGAAGGGTTCGAAGTTTCAGGACACTGGCAATTGGAGGCACACTAATGGGTAGCAACCTAGCGCACGAGCTCGCAGAGAATGTCATTGACATTCGGCAATCAATCGCAATCCAATTGCGAAGCAATCACTATCCCCCTGTTCCACTTACCATGGTGGAACCATGTATCGAAGCCATCTATGCATGCAGTGATGAGGACTACGACAAGAAGATAACACTCCCAGAGGGAGTGCTGTGGCGTGGCAAAGAAACAGCCCCTGCCTGGGCGATAGTAGAGGGACATCACTTGGAGCCATGGCTATGAGCAAGCACATCATGGACATGACGATAGATGAACTGGCTCAACTTGTGTGCTTCGGGTATGAGGGACACCCATGCACGAACACACTCGATGAGTATGGCTGTCGGAATAGCATGAAAGATAACGAACCATTCTGTTCGGAATGCTGTGCCGATACTACCGATGGCGCATGCTGTGGGTAGTGCGTGTCAAGATAGCACATCTTTAGATGTGCTTTATGTATAGGGCAACAACTCAACGAAAGGAGTAACAATGCCGAAACTAAAGCGGTCCCATGACCGTAAAGTAACTGTATTACCAACACCGAATGGCAAGCGGTCAGCAATCGCTAACACGTTCGGTCTGCCTAGTGGCAAGCAATACTCTTGCCCTTATGCCACAAGCGTATGCGAAAAGATTTGCTACGCTGGAAAACTAGAGAAGCAATGGTCATCCGTTCGTGAAGTATTACTTCACAACTGGAATGCAATCAAGGACGCAAACAAGTATGACATGTGGGCGATGCTTGACACCATGCTTATCGAGTTCAAGAAAGAATGCGATACCAAAGGTATCGAGAAACTATTCCGTATCCACTGGGACGGCGACTTCTTCAACGCCGATTACATCTGGGCATGGAAGGTAGCAATCGAAAACAATCCAGACGTAAAGTTCTGGGTCTACACACGCAACCCTGACGCAGCTCGTGCGTTACGTGATGTTGCCAACCTCTCGCTGTATTACTCAGCCGACAGCGAGAACTGGGAGTTCGCACCTGTTGGTGTGAAGGTTGCTTATCTAGGCAACACCTTCGGTGATGCTAAGAAAGTAATGCTCGAACTAACTGGCAAGCCAGGAGCATCCTGCCCCGAACAACTCAAGCGCATTCCACTCATCTCCGAAAAGGGTGGAGCCTGTGCGGTATGCCGTCTATGTATAGATGGTAAGTCCGACATTCGATTCAGTATCTCAAAGAGATAGGAGTAAACATGGAAGCATCATTCTTAATAACGCAAGTAGAAACCACGCTGTCTAATTACACAGACCAATACCACCGTCCAGGTATGCAAGACCTTGCTATCTGGCAGGCGCTTGAACCACTGTATACACGACCAGATGAATACGACATCGTCGTAACTTCCACACGTGAAGAAGCCTTTGACCGAATGGTCAAGGACAACTGGTTCGTAAACATGGGCGACCACTTCTTCGGTATCGATTACGAAACCACCGATGAACTAGTCCTCGAATACCTCATCGATAACCAACTCGCTGCTCGCACAGATGATGATGACGCAGCGTAATCAAGATAGCACAGCAAAGCTGTGCTTATATATAGGAAGCAACACTAACCGAAAGGAGCAACACAAATGACCGAAGAAACAACACCATTCGGTGCAACAGTCACCGATTACATAGCACCAGATGTGCTAGTGCAACAACTTAATACGAAACTATCCGACCTAGAAACCAAGGTTTCTAATTACTCAAGCCTAGTCAACGACCATCGTGACAAGGTGCGTAGTCTATACACAGCAATCAATGATGTGATTCAAGAGAATCAGTCAGACCCAGATGACACCATCGAGTTCTCAGAATTATCTGAGATTCTTAAGGACATCTTCGGCAACGAACTTGTCTTCACGAAAGAGTATGAAGTGCAGGTTCGATACGTAATGTATGCCACCTTCAAGATAACAGCAGCATCAGAAGATGATGCTCGTTCAATTGCCGAGGAGATTGGTATAAGCAGCGACCCAGAATGGGATATCGATGGCGATAACACAGAGTTCGACACATTCTCTATCGATGACACACGTGTCGACTACATAAGGGAGGCATAACATGACAGAAACAATCCTATCCACGCCAAAGCGTGGTGATGTTTGCGCTAACGGCGCAACCATTCTCGACATCAAGAAAACCGTAGGCAATGGATGGATAGTCCTTTGCCTATTCCCCGAATCACAGTATCACCCATACGTAACATGGTGGGCATACTGGTCACAGTCAGGCGAGCTAGCCTGCAGCATGGGTCATTACCATGACCAACTCTCCCAAGCGATTGTTGACTTTGACAAACGTTCGTGAGATACTCTCTCCCAACCAAC